TGTGAGAACTACAGGATTACTAACTCGTATTAATATGTATATTATTACTGCCGCATAACGATTACAAAATTACACAAAAAAAACGAATGGCACAACTTTCTGGTTGTATTTTTGATATTTAGCATAGAAAAAAACTCCTTTTATATGTGTTTTTGCCTAACAATCCCATTTCTCATAAGTATTTTTTCATCAACAAGAGGGAAAAGAAGTGTTCCAAGCACGAACCTTTATTGTGGCTCGCACATCGAACACTTCTTGTGAAATCAGAAGATGCCGTTAAGCATATTAACCGCATCGACTTTCTTTTCCATCACCACATCGGCATAGATTTCTGTGGTGTGGACGTTTGTATGCCCCAACATCTCACTTGTGGTGTAGATGTCACTTCCTGCTGTCAGAATGAGGGTGGCGAAGGTGTGACGGCTGCAATGGAAGGAAATGGATTTGTCTATTCCTGCTTTAGCTGTCATACGCTTCAAGGCACGGTCGGCATTGCAGAGAAGGGGGATATGTGTGAACACCCTGTCATCAAGTGAGGCTGTGCCACGTTCTGGCATCCATTCCAAAGCCTGCCTCCCCAAAGGGATTACCGCAGATTTCTTTGTCTTCTGCATGGATTGGACATACACTTGTAGCCCATCCTCAGTTTCTCGGATGTCTCGCCAATACAGTTGTAGCAAGTCGCTATGGCGCAAACCTGTAAAGCAGCAGAACATAAATGTCTGCTTCGTAACAGGACTGCCAGTTTCGACTTCCGATATGCGTTTCAACTCTTCTACGGTAAGATAGTCCCTGTCGCTCGGTGTCTTCGCAAAGGTCTCACGCTTTTCCAGTTCATAGAACGGATGCTTCTCTAACACGCCTTGTCCCACCGCATATTTCAGCATAGAGTTGACATCGGTCTGTATCAGCAGCATTGTTTTGGGCGACAATGGCTTCGGGCGGTCGGGAGACTTCATGTTTCGGTACACATCTTTGATATAAGTGAGAAAGTTCTTGTAGAAGGACTTATCTACCTTGTCCATCATGAGACTGGGACGATGGATGTGAGCCAGATACGACTTGACTATGTTGACGATGCTTTGCATATGCTTCTGATATGCAAGCGAGTATCTGTCTCCATTTTGAAGGTGGAGTAGGTATTCATCCATCCATTTTGTAAACTCAGTAGCAGGTGTAGATACATCCTTTTCCTCTGGTTTGCTGCAAATACCCAGTATTCTCTCGGACTTTATCTTCAATGCCTTTTTCAGCGTGGCTTCGTTTACCCTGCGGTCGTTGTCTGTCTTCTCTGGAATAAGGTAAAGGTTCAGCGATTCATACTGACGCTTTCCTCCCTTTTCATAGAACTCCAGATATAGGGTCGTGTTGCCGCTCTTATGCTTGCGGCTGCGTAGTTCTATCTTCATAGTTTTCGGTATTATCATCTTTTGTAAATAGGTCGTTGACGAGGTTCATTGCATCCACTTTCTTCTTGTCCACGATTTTGGCATAGATGGCTGTTGTGGTCACATTGGCATGACCAAGTAGCTTGCTCGTCGTGTATATGTCCACTCCGAGAGTCAGCATCATGGTTGCAAAGGTGTGGCGGCTACAATGGAAAGAGACCTTCTTTTCTATCCCTGCTGCCTTTATCAACTTCTTAACGTGATAGTTGATGGTCGCATCACTGGCTGGTAAGGTAAATATAGGCTCATCCAAATCATCCTTCGCCTGCAAGCAGTTCAGTGCCTCCTGCGACAAGGGAATATTGTTCGGCTTCTGCGTCTTCTGCATGAACACATGGATGTAGAGGGTCTTGCCATCTGGAGTCTTATAGACCTTGCGCCATGTCAGTGTGCGTGCATCACTCAATCGCAAACCTGTGAAGCAGGAGAAGACAAACGCTTTCTTCACCTGCTCATTGGAACACGGCAAAGCCATCAATGAGCGCAGTTCCTCAATGGTCAGAAACTCCCTGTCCTCTGGTGAAGGCTGGAACTTCTCTTTACGGTCAAGGCTCTTCATCGGATTTGCCGTCAACAATCCTTCTCGCACAGCCTTGTTCAATGCTCCATTAAAGACGGCTTGATGATGGTGGGCACATCCTGGAGATATAGTCCTCTCATTGATTGTACAAACGCTGTTCTTTGCTGTTGCAAGGAATTGGAGGAAGCCACGACAGAAGTCAGCATCCACCTCGCTCATGGAAATATAAGGTGTCTTTTGCTGTTCCAGATATTCCTCCACTTTCTTCCGCATATCAACACGACCTTTCAAAGTCGATGGACGGAACCCGAATTTCTCCTGTTCGTACTTGCGCAGCCAGTCGAGCAAAGACATATTCGACTGCTTAATCTTCTCGTACTGTTTGATGCCTCGCTCCTGCAATGCAATGATACGGTCTGCCTTGATTTTCTCTGCCACCTGTCGGGTGTGGATATTCATCTGCTTGTCCAGTGGGGTCTTCTCTGGGATGAGATACAGCCCTAAGGATTCATACTTGCGCATACCTTTTACATAGATGTCGAGATAGAGTCCAAGGTTGCCGTTAGCAAGCTTGCGCTCCCTGAGCCTTATCGGCTCTTTTACTTTTAATGCTTTCTTGGGTCTTCCCATATTTGTCTGTTTTTATTTGTTTTGATTTGCTTTCGGCAATGCCTCATGCATCTGATTTTGACGCAAAGTTATATCAAATTTCTGAGAACACGCAACAAATCTGCAACAAATTTGCACCTAAAACATCAAATATAAGGAAATCAAAGAATAAGAAAGAAATAATCATAACACACTCTATATCAGTTATATTACTTCACTTTTGTTTCTTTTTATTGGATTTGTTATCATTCGTTTTTGCCTATACTTGTCGGAATCCTGCGGGAGCGCATTTCAGATGACCGTTTTATCCGTCTGATACGGAAATTCCTGAAAGCGGGATACGTCGAGGATTGGACGTTTCACAACACTTACAGCGGAATGCCGCAGGGAGGTATCGTCAGCCCGATTCTGGCGAATATATACCTCGATAAATTAGACAAGTACGTGAAAGAGTATATCCGACATTTCGACATGGGAACCAAACGCAGGCCGGGCAAAGAGAGCAACGATTTGGCCAATGAACGAAAACGGACTGTGCGGAAACTGAAAAAGATAAAAGACGGGACTGAGAAGGCGGCTTTGGTCGCAAGACTCAAAGCCATCGAACAGGAACGTGCAGCATTTCCAAGCGGAGATGAAATGGACGGAAGTTACCGCAGGCTCAAATACATCCGTTACGCCGACGATTTTATTCTGGGTGTAATCGGCAGCAAAGAGGATGCACTGCGGATAAAGGAGGATATTAAATCATTCCTATCCGAAAGCCTCGCCCTCGAACTGTCCGAAGAAAAGACGCTGATAACCCATACGGGTAAATCGGCGAAATTTCTCGGATATGAGATTACGGTAACACGGAACAATCATCAACGACGGGATGTGCAAGGACGTCTGCGACGCACCTACGGCAAGCGTGTCCGGCTGAATGTCAGCATGGCAACGCTGCGGGACAAACTTCTGGAATACGGAGCTATGGAAATCAAGCTCCGCAACGGGAAAGAGATTTGGAAACCCAAATGCCGTTCAGGATTGATATTCAACGACGATCTTGAAATCCTCGACCGATACAATCGGGAAACAGTGGGATTTTGCAACTATTACCTGATCGCCAACAACTGCGTCGTACTGCACAACTTCAGATATATCATGGAGTACAGCATGTATAAAACATTTGCGGGCAAATATAGGAGCACGGTACGAAAAATCAACAAAAAGTACCGTCTCAACAAACTGTTCACCGTAAAGTACGAGCAGAAAGGGGTAATCAAGTCCCGAACCTTTTACAAGACAAGTTTCAAACGCCGGACAACGGCGTTCAACGGAAGCTGCGACATCGAACCGTACTCTATTGCAGACGTGAGCCGAACCAATTTGACGGACAGGCTCAAAGCGGAAAAATGCGAATTGTGTGGGGCAACGGGCAAGCTGATTATGCACCATGTCCGCAACCTCAAAGACCTGAAAGGGAAAGAGAGTTGGAAACGGCTCATGTCAGCCCGAAAACGCAAGACCATTGCGTTGTGTCCGAGTTGCCACAGGCTGCGGCATCTGGGAAAAGTTTAGACTGAAAAAAAATTAGTGGAGAGCCGGATACGC